CCACTCAAGAAATTTGCCGTTGTGCTAACAGCAGTTCCTGCACTTGAGTTGTACTGATTTGGATTGCTGACGTACAACACGCGATTGGAGTACAGCCAGACGTAGCCGTTGTACACCGCACTGTCAGGGCTGACCAACGGACTCGCGGGCAAGATGCCCTTGTTTGTTCCGGTGTTGATTTGCGTGAACGTGCTGCCGTCCCAGGCGTAGTAACCGTTCGTATCGGCGATCAGGACGGCCTGATTCTTGAACTGATCCATCTTGCTGCCAGAACCGGACAAGGTTCCTGCCGCAGCAATAACAGTCGCTGTACCCGCCGCGATTGCATATGCCTGGACTGCCCCGTTTGTTCCAAAACAAATCAGGTAGTCCAGATTGTTGATGTTGGCGTACTGGAACCGATAGATAGTCGTGCCATCAAAGTCTCGCAGCATCGAGGACACATCAGGAATCGCATGAAGATTTGCGTGACCGATGGGGATCAGGTTGACGAGATCGTAGAACGACGATTCGGGAATCGCCGTGCGGTCGTTCTTGGTGTTGACGCCCTCAAACTCACGAAAGATTTTCGTGGTTGTCTGACGTTCGGTTTTTTCCGCTGTCTCTTTGACCGGGGCTGGCATGACAACCCCTTACTTTGAATACGGCTCTGGGATCGTCCGAACAGACCACGCCTTGGTTTCCATCGCGACGTTTTGCTCGTACATCTGCTTGAACAGATTTGCCTCGCCCATCGCTTGTTCGCGGAACTTGGCAAGGTACGCAGCGTAATACTTGACCGAACTCGCCCACGGTTCCGTGATCGGTTCAGGCGTCGCGTCAGAAGTCAGCGGCGGCGGGATCAAAGACAAATCCCAGTCGCTGACGTAATTCTGATCTGGAATCGGTCCAACAAACACGTTGGTGATACCGATGCGGCTGTAGCACACAGGCCGCGATTGCATGGTCTGCCAGTAACGAAACTGAACATCAAACCGAGTCCAAGGCAGATACGCGAGTTTGATGCGCGTGTTGCCCCAGTAGATGTTGATGCCCATGATGTCCACGATGGTGTACCCCGCCAGATTTGAAGGCAGAGCCGCTTGGATCGTGGGAAGCGGATACTGCTCCTGACCCGCAGTCAGAAGCAGTCCGGTCGCCTGTTGGCGAAGGCAGCGCGTATCCTTGCAGAGCCGATTACGCGCTTCGTTGATGTAGTCGGTCAGTTCAGCCGTTGACCAATACTGCGCGTTCGGATCGTGCAGGAGACGCTGCACCTGGGTGATGTAAGTCGAAAGTATCACTCAGCCCTCGCACAGTTACAGGTCCCCGTAAGTCCCCAAGGCTTCAGAAGGGGAGGAGGAATCCTCCTCCCCGTCATCCACACCAGCATTTACCAGGGGTGTTGGTTTACTGATCTTTGATCGCCCTCGCTTGGAAGGCGAAATATCCAGCGTTGGACTCGGAACTTCGTCAAACGAAATCTTGGACAAACGCTCCATTGCTTGTTCGTATGTGTTGATGTGGTCAACCCAACCCATGCGATGGAAGCACTTCAGTTTGTCCTCGCGCCCAAAATCAAAGATATGTTGAGCAACGACGATATGTACGTCGAGAGGTTGTCCGTTCTTAAACAGGTACACATTCCCTTCGTACATACCCTTGATGTCCTGACCCGAGTTGTTGGTCACTCGGATGTAGTCAGACGTATCAAGCACCCCTTCGTTCATTGCAAATATCCTTTACGGGATTGAGACGAAGCCGGAAGTAGTGCCGGATACGCAAATAACATCGCCGGGACCAAAATACATCGTTCGCGAACCAGACGCAGACGATGCAAGAGCAATCGCCCTGTAAGTTGGAAAAGTTCCTGGCGTGTTGCCAAACGACGCATCCAAACCGATAGGGCTGTTGGTTGTGTTGTACGCCGCAAGGATGCTCGTACCGCCCGTCATCTGAACAATGCCGGGGCTGGTGTTGCCCGCAGGGTACGCCTGCGGCTGCAACGCGATGCTTGACGCGCTGTTACCGAGCAACGACGTTGGCAAGAACACCGCAGACACCACGCAACTCGTAAACGTCGCCGCCGTCACCGTCGTGTAAAACGTGAACGTCGTGGTGGACGGAATTGACAGGATGCGGAACACCTGACCAACAAGCGTACCCGTACCAGATTGCGCGGAAATGCCCGTGCTTCCAGTTGTGATTGTCGAATCAAACATAAAATACAAATTCGGCGCGGTCGTTGCGCTCGAAGGCGTGAACGTAAAACCGTGCGCCGCTGAAGTGGTGACGGTACAAATGCTGTTAGAGAACGACGCCGACGAAACGGTGATGGCGTTAGCCAAACCGGGAATCGTGATTTCCGGTGCGTAGCCACGGTTTGGATAACCGATATTCAAAATAGACATTTCTATTTCTCCCTTAGATCGAAACTGAGCCGAGGCCCGTGACCTTCACGCACGACTTGGGCTTCGTCAGCACCATTTCGCAGAGGGTCAAGACAGCGCCGACATAGCCCAACTGGTAGTTCGACAGCAGCGACTCAAAGCCCGTGAAGGCGAAGTTCGCTTGGTCGTGAACATACAGGTTCAGGTAATTGGTGTTGAGGACGTACAGCGTACCTTCTGGGCAGTACGGATCGCAGTAGACCGGGACACCCGCGATGTCGAGAGCGCGGAACGCCGAGCGCGGACGGTCAGCATCGGTGTCAAAGCCATTACCAGGCTGAATCTGATACGACTCAGCGGTGATGACGTTGTTGGCAAGGTTGAGGTAAGTGCCAAGGCCGCACACCGCAAAGTTCGGCATTTCCGAACCGTACTTCTGCGCCGCGACGAGGTACTGAAGAACCAATTGACGGGTCAGCGCAGGGCTACCGCCCGGCGCGTAAATCTTCGACTGCCACCACGGGAAGTTGGTGCGGTTGATGTTGCCGTAGGTCGCCGTGCCGTTCGTGCCGTCATCGACCGCGCCCGACAAGCCAACCATCTGAAGCGTGTTGCTGACGTTGTTGTACAACGCCGTCGCAAGCGCATCGACCGCCGAGTTGGTTGCGTCGTTCATACGCGCTTCAAGCAGCGGGATGACCGCGTGATCCATCTGCAACGCGCCTTCCATTCCGAGGAACGGGATCGGCGTGATGATCGACTTCAGGTTGAACTCAGCCAAGAACGCGCCTTGCTGCGCGGACGGCTGGCTGAACGTACCTGAGTAGTCAGACCATTGCGTGTTAACAAACGGCTGACCCTGGACTGGCACAGAGACCGACGAGACACCGCCCGAGGCGACCTGCGAATTTGCCAGCAGCGCCGCGATGACGGGCGACGACTGGTAAATCTGCACGACCATCTTGGGGATGAACGCACGGCGTGTGACGTAAGTTAATTCATTGGCAATCGGACCCGATGCGGGGACGATACCTTGGCCGAATACTGGCATTTTTTCGTACTCCTAGTTTCAGTTCAGATTACGCTGCCAGCACACCCCGCGACAGCCAAGTTTTTTTACCTAGCCCCTACCCGATTGCGCTTCAATTCGTTGATCGCTTGGAACGCTTCGTTGCGCGCCCATGCGTTGCGATTTGAATACAAATCTTTGATGTCAGGCATTTTGTGCGGTGAGATCGCCTCGACAGTCGGCGGGGCCAGTTCGCGCTCTTGACGCAAGAACTTGACCGCAACGTCGTAATTGCCAATCTTGTTTTCGATCATGGCTTTTTCGACTTCTTCCGGGTCGAAACCCTGCTCAATGATCTTGGCATGAGCATCTGCACGACGCTGTGCCTTCAGAGAATCTGCCGCTTCTTCATCGCGCTTTTTCAGTTCATTGTTCAGGCGTTCGATCTCAGCCTGAAACTTATCTTCCAGCACATCGCTGTCTGGAACAGGCATCGACGGATTTTTTTCGCGAGCCTTCTTTCGAAGATCGCGAGCCACATCCGGGTTGCTCTGTACGAACTGATAGAGCGCATATGCCTTAGCGGCATCAGCGTCGGTCAAATCTTCTAAGGAAGCCATGACAAATACCCCTAATAACTATTAAGCAAACCGACCTTTCTTCCGATCAAACGGAACCTTGGTCAGGCTGTTACCCGGCGTCTTGATCTTCATGTCGTTTTCCATGAAGCCGCGCGAGTTGCCGCTCTTGAGACCACCGAACTGCATATAGCGCGGCGGGTTGCGAATCTTGTCGTTCGGGCTGGAGTTGTCCTGCGGGCTGCGAATGGAGAGCGACGAGGACGGATCAAATAAACGATCACCTGGCATGATTGCTGTTCCTTACATTGGAGGTGGAAGTGGGGCAGGGCCAGCAGGAGCCGGGAGTCCCGGAGGTGGCTTGCCTGGGCCAGCAAGACCCGAAATCGCTTGCTGAATCTCAGCGGGCATCAACTCTTTGTCTTTTGCAGCGGTATCACCAAACGCTTTGCCAAGCGTGGTTAACGCTTTCAGAATCGCGTCGCCCTGCTCTGTGCCTGGGCTGTACGCCTGAAGAGTTGACGTTAGTTTTTTCATGATGACTTGAATGTCGGCTCTAGCCCCCGCCTCGTTACCCTGCTTGGGCTGCGGCGTCATCATCGGACTGGCAGACGGGCCTGGTGGCTTTGGACCACCGGGTCCACCGCCGCCAGATAGTGCTTGTGCAATTTCAGGAGGTACACTCATGGGCGAAGTTTTACGCTACGTTTTTGAACGAAGTCAACAGGCATAAAAAAACCGCTGCGATTTTGGCGCAGCGGCTGCACGACGGATGAACCGGAGCGAGTATGGCATTAGGGGCCAACCGCTACGGCAGACCGCTTACTTGCGCTTGTGCTTGCGACCACCACGACGCTTAGCCATGTGCGTGTCTCCTGTGTTGCATCGCCAACCCCTTATAGCCTGAGTTCGGTAATTACCGACGCATCTTTCGCTTGCTGGACCGCTTGTGACGCATTACTTGGATCCTTTTTTGCCTTGGGCTGACGCTTGTTGCTCTGCTTGAGCAGCGCGCGCTTCAGCGGGTTCGATCTTTGTTTTCAGCCTAGTTTTTAGCAGTTCCTTCATGGGTACGTCAAGCAAATCAAGCAACGATTCGCGATCAATTGCTTTTGCTTTGAACAACTCAAATGCCAAGGCACGTTGATCCTCCTGGAAGATCGGTGAGTTGCTATGAGCGTCTACCTTAACAATGAAATTGTTTGTGAACTGCTCTGCAATGAACACGTTGCCCGCGCTGTCTCGCATCCGATCGGTGTCGTATGCCTGAGTAAGTTGCAAGAACAACGTCGCGACTTTTTCTAACTGATCTTCAATGATAAGCGCGCGCTTCTTGGCTCGGCTGCTACCCAAGCGCGCAAGGTTTGCCGCGTGACCTTGTGATCTAACGCCAGACTCGCCTTTACCCTGAATGACGTTTGTGATGCCTGACATTTCCTCAAACATCGTGTCTATCTCTCTGATCTCTCGGAACAAATCGTCCGGGATTTGTGGAGATACTGTTTCCAGTTTGGCTCCAGGCATATCGCCAACAACAAGGCCAGACGGTGAGTCCATCGTGTCCATAATTTCGGACACATCGCCTTGGAAGCCAGAACCAAACTTAGGCGGTCGAGCCTGTAGGTTCATCATGTGCTGAACCTGATTGAATCGCTCGTTACGCATACGCTGCAACGGGATCAACTTGTCTACTTCTGAGTGACCCCAGAAAAAGTCGTGCGCTGGGTTAGGACACACCTGAATAAACGGCGGTTCGTTCTTTAAGAACATCTTGCCAAGTGGACGATCAAAGATGATAAGTCCTGGGTCCGCCATCGTCACGACTTGATAGTCGGCAATCTCGTCGTTCCAAACATACAGTTCGTGCATCTGCACAAGTTCTTCCGCAACGCGCGGTCGATAACGTGCTGGCGTGTTGAGATCAAAATTCACGTTACCAATGACGTTCGGCGTCGATGCGCTTGTTTCCAAACGAGAAAGAATCTGCTGTGTTTCTGGGGAATTCTCTTTAGGCTTGGTTGAAAGGTTTTTCATGATCGCCTCCACGCGGGGATGCTCGATCTCTTTTAACTGCGTTTCTAACTGAGACTTTGTTACCCAGTACGAGTGCGTAAACGCTTCTTGTTTCCACAAACCACAAACATCTTCGCGCAACACGCCAATGTCGTGAGGCTCAACAACATACGGCTCAAGTTGCCCGCCGTGACCAACGCGAATTTTTACAAACATCGAACCATAAACAAACGACCACAACAACGCTTGTCCAAACACTAAGTCAGCGTTAGACAAATGCCAGGTTTCGTTCAGTTTTTGCATCAACGGCGGGATCATTTCTTTGTTGAGGTCCGACGCTGACGGGGGAAGGTCGATAGAGAACCGCGTTGTTTCAGACGAGTACATCAAACCAGCAAGTTGGTCCAAGTGCGGGTAAATCTTGTTGATAACCTTGTCGGAACCTTCAGGACCAGCGCCAAACATGAAGAACGACCGCTGAGTCGCATACGACTGCACCCGATCTTTGCGGCTGATCGCGCATTTCTCGCGTAGTTCGATGAAAAACTCAAATCTTTCGTCGTTGTTCTCTGGGATTTTCATCACGCCTCCGGTAATTTACCCGTTACTCGACCATCAATGATGTCGGGCCGAACTTGAGGCATTTTCTGATTGGAAAGCGCTTCTGTCGGCTTGAATTCCGACAGATTAACATTCTTGCCCCAGTACGCACCAAAGTCAGAGGCTTTTTCGCCCCGGCGAAGGTTCTGCATGACGCTTTGACCGTCATCTTTGCCCACTTTGATGTCGCTAAGACGGTGTTCCTTGGCAATACCGTCAATCAGGTGGTCCATACGATCGGTGCTGTTGCTTCTGGACGCTACAACAGTCCGAATCTCTCGATTCACAAACCTTGGGCTGCATCCGTGAGGGCAATACGGAGTCTCGTCGCCGTTTACAAACTCTTCAAACTCACCATGAGCCGCGCAAATGAATTCTTTCAAAACAGCCATATCACACCCCAAACGGATTAAGTAATTTGTCCTTGCTTTCGCGAGGTTTTGCCAAAATTGGCGCGTTTCCAAACGTGATCTTCAAGCCGTCGCGCGTGATGTTGATTGTTGCTTTAACAAACGGCGGCACAGGCAGCGGTTTTGGGTCCAAGTCGGGCAACAAAGAAAACTTTGTGATCCAACCAATCTTGTTTCGTTGTTCAATGCGAGGAACAATCTCGCCGTTGATGATCTTCTTCAACGCATTTGTGATTCTGACTCGCGTTGATGCGCGCAAGTACAATGCGCCGCGCTTAACTGAACTTTTGAGGTTGCTGAACATAGTCTTTGGCAGATCACACGCTGTCCACATCATTGTCCAAGCGTTCTTCCACGGACTCTGTTCGCTGTTCATCAACCAATCAACAACATGGATGATGTGTTTGTCGCTCCACGATTTTTCTGTGTCTTGATCCCAATGGTCAACGCTCATAACGAACACCTCTTGACCTTGCGATTCGTACATTAGAAGTCAGCGCGTTGTTTTTGTTAACCAACACGCCTAAGTCTGTTAAATAGTTTCTGACTAGCGACGGACCGCGTATCTCAATCGCTGATTTCGTCAAATCTTCTCTGCGAGAAATCTCAGAGTCTCTGCTGACGTTCATCGACATCAAGCGCGTTCGCACTTGGTCGTTCCATGCCAACAGCGCAAGAGACGCTGCGATAACGCGGTCATCATGATTGCGCCCGTCCGCTGACGGCGCTGAGCCTGACATACGAACAACGGCTTTCATCTCATCAAGCAAGTCAATGCTTGAGATGGTTGCCATGCCGCGCTCAACGTAGTCGCGCATATTGTTCAACATACGCTCTTTCATCTGGAACGTAGTCTGCGTATGTAGCGCACCAGCGGAGCCATAAACGCTGTCGTACTTGCGGTACATGAACTCGCGCATGGACTTCATAACGTCTTTGAGGATCGGCTTGCTTTCAGGCGACCCAAAGACCTTCTCTTTACGCATATTCTGCAATTCGTTTAGAACTGCCTGACCTGGCCCGTTCACTTCGAGGTTGAACGTACACGGCGAGTACGCGCCAGCAAGATAGGCAATGACCCACGCAAACTGCGCGGTCGTCATGTTGTGGTCTACAAATTCTGCGACTTGCATACAGCCGTCTGACCACACGCGCCAGACAGAACAAACGAACGCATCCGCGTCCTCCGACGAACCGTATGCTGGATCAGCGCCCAATACATAGAAGGCATGGCTGACAGGGTTCTCCCAAACTTTGAGTGTGCAGTTCTTGCTGTTAGCGACGTTCAGTTCCGTGTCGGTAAAGTTGTTACCGAACCGCAACCGATACATCTCAGGCTTCTTCAGCGAGTTGACCTCATGGTACAACCGCGACAAAACAACAGGATTAAAAAACTGACTGCCTGACGCCTGAAACGCTTGCGTCTCAGTCCACGGATACTCTTGCAGTCGAATAGACTCATCAGGTTGTTGTTCGTGTTCGAGCCAGCGCCACCATGCGATCTGCTCGTCGTCAATCTCGACGCCGTACAAAGCCTGTACTTCTTTGGCCCATTCTCGTTCTTGGCTGGTCATACGACCACGATGACCGTAGTACGCCTTGTACACTTCCGTGTCGCGGCCATAACGATAGAACTCGTTGGCCCACCAGGACACAAAAATACATTGCTGACTGACTGCTTGTTGTGCCTCTTTCCATTGGTCATAGAAAAGATTAAACCCGCGAGCCGTGGACTCCCAATGATAGAACCTGTTGGGATTCTTCTGCGCCAGCGACGCGCGCAACGAAGCAAAGCCCTCCGCATCTCCCCATGACGACATTTCCGTCGCATGGAGAAACGACGGAGCGGACGATCGGCCCAGCGAACCGCCGCCAGTACGTTTGGTACCCGCAACGCGGTACAGCAACTTTGTACCTGTATTGAGGACAAGTTGATTGCGGTTGTGATCCTTGATCGGACGCTTCCAGACATCTGGCAGCGAGGCATAATACAGTTCCAGCGTAGACCTAAACTGGTCACGCGCCGTGTCCTCATGCACGGCCAGCATCCCGGTCATGCCCCTATGCCTAAATAGCCAAAACATATCGAGTGCCAACGACAGCGTACTGATACCCGCCTGACGGCACTTCAACGTCACGAACTCGCGTTTGCCGTCCTCAAACCCCTGGACAATGTGCCTCAGCAACCAACGCTGAGTACCCATCATGCTCGTACCCAAACGCAACATACCGCGCTCTTTGGTATCAATCGCGAGCGCGTTTGCAAACTGCATGAACTGCGTCAGCGGAAATGTCACGTTACTGGTTCCTGTTCTTTTGCGCGAACCGTTTGTAGGTCGCTTAACGTCTGATCTATCTCGGGCAGAACGTCTTGAAGTTCCGCCCTCTTTTCAGGCTTGGGCGCTGCAATGCCCGCGTACTTGCGAATGAAGTCGATAAATTTCTTGTTCTTGGGGTGATCCCAGCCAGAATACTGCTGATTCATCATCTCGCCAGCAGTCTTGCCGCTGATGCCAGTTGCAGCAGACGTTCCGGTTCCCGTCCACGAATGGCCGAACGTAATCCCTTTCTCTTTTGACCGCTTCATGTGGTCATAAATTGCCGCTGGGAACA